GGATTTTAAAAAAGTTGGGCGTTCTTATAAACCCCTCTGCCACTCGGAACCTGAGCGCAAATCCATCGCAAATATTCGTTGTGTGGATCGCAACAACCGTCGCGCGGGTATTCCTCGACCACTCAGTGAAACTCAGTGGAAGCCATGCCCGCGCTCACGATCAAGCAAGCCGCCTTCGTCGCCGAATACCTGATCGACCTGAATGGAACTCAGGCGGCGATCCGTGCCGGCTATTCGAAGAAGTCGGCGGACGAAATCGCGGCGCAGCTAATGGCGCGACCGCACGTCAAGGCGGCCGTCGATGCCGCAATCGCCAAGCGCGCGGAGAAAACCGAACTGGACGCCGAATGGGTCTTGCGTCGCCTCGGCCTGGAGGCTGATGCCGATCTCGCGGACCTCTATGACGATGCCAACAATCTCAAGCCGGTCAAAGACTGGCCGAAAATCTGGCGGCTCGGCCTCGTTGCCGGTGTCGAGGTCGATGAGTTGTTCGAGGGCTATGGCGAGGACCGCGTTCAAATCGGCGTCACCAAGAAGCTGCGCCTGTCCGAACGGCTGCGCCGCATCGAACTGATCGGCAAGCATATCCGGGTGAACGCGTTCCAAGAGACGGTGAACGTGAAGGGCCTCGATACCTTGGCGGATCGCCTTGAGCGTGCGGCAAAGAGGGCAGGGGAATGACGATGATTGACGCGCTGTTGTGGATGCTGATCGGTCACGCGGTGGCGGACTATCCGCTGCAAGGTGACTGGCTGTCCAAGGCAAAGAACCATCGGCTCGATCTCGTCCCGGGGCAAACGATCTGGCCGCTGGCGCTGTTGAGCCATGCGGCGATCCACGCGGGCGCGGTCAAGCTCGCGACCGGCTCATGGCTGATCGCAGGGCTAGAGTTCGCGTGTCATACCGCGATCGACGGCGCGAAGTGTTCCGGCCGGCTGTCATACAACGCGGATCAAGCGCTGCATCTTGCGTGCAAGGTTGCATGGGCTGGCCTGCTGTGGGCGGGGCTTCACTGATGGCCGGTCCAGAAGCGATTTGCCGAAACTGCGAATACTTCGACGGCGGCGGCCTGACCGCTGACGGGCCGGTGATGCCTGACGGAAATTGCCTCAACCCGAACTCGCCGCGCTTCACGCCCTCGGCTGGCGACACATGCAAATGCTTCTTCCCATGCAGCACGCGGTGGCCTGCCGATGAGTGATCGCACCTGGAGCCAGATCGTTGATGAGAAGGCGAAGAAGCTGGAGCTTGCCGCGATGTTCAACGGCAAGGCTCAATTCGACGCGACCGCAAGCGCCTGGACGGCATCGGCGCTGCGCAACATGGCGCGCATCCTCGATCGCGACGCCAAGGATCGCGGTGCGGTTCTGACGACCATCCGGTTCCTCGGGCTCAAATTCACGATCGCGCGCGATGGCTGAGGCAGCGTCTAAACGCCTATCGTGCGTCGTCCCGTTCTGCCGTCGAACTCGTCGGAGCAACGGGGCGAGGGAATGGATATGCGGGCCGCATTGGAAGCTCGTACCTCTCGGCGTCCGATCGGCGAAGTTCACGGCCTATCGCGTCTATCGGCGCAGGTTCGGCGATAACCCGTTCTGGCATTACCCGGCCGGCTCTCCTGATCGGATCGCTTGCGTCCAGGCGGATCGGGCGTGCGCTGATAGCTGGGCCTGCTGCAAGGTCGCGGCGATCGAACGCGCGGCGGGCATCTGATGACCAAGCGCGGCATCGGCGACAACAGCGGCGCGGACCCGAACGACGCGATAATCGAACTCGCGGCGTCGTGTCGGTTCAATCCCAAGAAGTGGTCGCGCGTCGCGTGGGACTGGGGGCAGGGCGAGCTTGCCAAGCACAGCGGGCCGCGCGCGTGGCAGGACGATGTGAACGGCATCATTACCGCGCACCTGTCCGATCCCAAGACGCGCTATGAGCCGCTGCAAATCGCGGTGGCGTCCGGCCACGGCATCGGCAAGTCCGCCGAAATGGGCATGCTCTCGAACTGGGCCATGTCCTGTTTCGCCGACGCGAAGATCGTCACCACGGCGAACACTGAGGGCCAGCTTCGCACCAAGACCGCGCCAGAGATTGGCAAGTGGTTCCGCACGTCGCTGACCGGCCATTGGTTCGATGTCCAGACGATGAGCATCAAGAGCCGCGATCCGACGCGCGCCGATAGCTGGCGTCAGGATTTCATCCCGTGGTCGGAACACAACACGGAGGCGTTCGCCGGCCTGCACAACGAGGGCAAGATCATCCTCGTCCTGTTCGATGAGGCGTCAAAAATCCATGACAAGGTTTGGGAGGTCGCGGAAGGCGCGCTGACGGATGAGAACACGGTGATCATCTGGATCGTGTTCGGCAACCCGACGCGCAACAGCGGACGCTTCCGCGAGTGCTTCCGCCGCTTCCGGCATCGCTGGACCGGTCGGCAGATTGATAGCCGCACCGTGCCCGGCACGAACAAGAAATATCTCGATCGCCTCGTTGCGGACAACGGGGAGGATAGCGATCTGGTCAAGGTCCGCGTGAGGGGGCAGTTCCCTGCCCAAAGCGCCATGCAGTTCATATCAGCCGCCGACGTTGACAAAGCCCGTGCCGTGCATCTGCGACCGGGCAGCTATAACTTCGCGCCCGTGATCCTCGGCGTCGATCCCGCGTGGACCGGCGATGACAGTCTCGAGATTTTCCTGAGGCAAGGGCTGTACTCCAAGAGCCTCGCGACGCTGCCCCGCAATGACAACGATGTCGAGGTCGCCAACCTGATCGCGCGCCTGGAGAACGAATACAACGCGGATGCGGTGTTCGTTGACGCTGGCTATGGCACGGGCATCGTCTCGGCCGGCAACGTCATGGGCCGGACGTGGCGGCTGATCTGGTTCTCGGGCAAGCCGATTGATCCCGGCTATCTCAACAAGCGCGCTGAGATGTGGGGCATGGGCAAGCAGTGGATCAAGGCCGGTGGCGCGATCGATCCCAAGGATGAGGAACTGTATCAGGACATTATCGGGCCTGAGACCGTGCCGCGTTTAGACGGCAAGATACAGCTTGAGAGCAAGGAGGACATGAAGGAGCGCGGCTTGCCAAGCCCCAACAAGGGCGATGCCCTCATGCTGACGTTCGCTGAACCCGTGGCGAAAAAGCCTCGGCATTCGCTGCCCGGTGGCGGGTCGGCTCCAGGTCATCAGGTCGAGGTCGATTACAACCCGCTCGGCTAGTTCGCGCGCTCAACCATTCCCCGGCTAGTGGTCGATCACACAGACGATCAACCGCGCGAATGGTGAGACCTCCATGTGCCTATTCCCCACGCCCGACGCTCCCGCCGCTCCCGTGCTGCCGCCTGAGACTGCGGCGATGAAGGCCCCGGACGGTGCGGCGGTGCGTTCGAACACGGGTCGCCGAACGCAGGACCGGGCGCGCGCCGGCTCGAACACGATCCTAACATCCGGCTCGGGCGTCGATACCGCCGCGCCAACTCAGAAAAAGACGTTGCTCGGACAGTGAAATGACCGTCAACGCGCCGCGACACGAAACGCAAATCCAGTACCATCGCCGCCGCGCGACGGAACTGAAAGCCGTTCGCCAACCGTGGGAAGCCGACTGGCAGGCGGTCTCAGAGCATATCGATCCGACACGGCTGCGGTTGGACAATCGCGACGAGCGGTCGGTGAGCCGCAAGAAAATCATCGATAGCAGCGGCACGTTCGCCTATCGCACGCTCAAGTCGGGCATGCATTCCGGCCTCACGTCGCCAGCGCGGCCGTGGTTCCGCCTGACAACGAACGATCCCGATCTGAAAGACTTCGCGCCGGTCAAGCAATACCTCGCCGATGTCGAGCGGCGCATGCGCGAAGTGTTCCAGGCGTCGAACATCTACAACGCGTTCCATACCGGCTACGGCGATCTCGCGCTGTTCGGCCAGCCGTGCGGCCTCCTGGCTGAGGATGACGACAGTTTCATCCGCATGCAGCAATTGCTCAACGGGCGGTTCTGGGTCGCACGCGATGAGAAGGGCCGTGCGACGACGCTCTATCGTCAATTCCGGTGGTCGGTGCAGCGCATCGTCTCGCGGTTCGGATATGAGACGGCGGCGCGTGTCAGCAACTCGATCAAGACGGCCTATGACAACGGCAAGTATGACCAGATTTATGATGTCTGGCATGCGGTCGAGCCGCGCCTCAACCGCGAGCCGGGCCGGATCGACAAGGCGAACAAGCCGTTCCTGTCGAACTACTGGCTCGACGCGACCACGGACAACAATGGCCTGCTTGAGGAAAGCGGGTTCGATGAGAACCCGATCA